GGCCTATACAACCCTAAAATCAAAGGCAAAACCTTCAATCTTATTTTAGTATAGCACCCGAATTATTAGATATAATTCACGAAGGGTCGTCCAGAAGGTTAATTATTCCACAAAGAATAATTAAGTCCGAAGGATCCTCCTTTTAAGAATTAGATATTAATAATTTGACGGCATAATGCCCGCTCCTCGATCTACATTCTCGATCTGAGAATCATGGATTTTGGTTCGGATATTAGTCGAGTTTTATCCCTTGTTTTAAGAAGTCCAGATTTACAATTTGTGTTGTAATTGGAATTCCAAAACCTGGTTTAGGATTTACTAATGATTGCATCATTGCCACTTGCTGAGATATAATAGCGACTCTTCCTATGTTAGGTAACGAGAAGTTAAGTCCCTCTGCTTTGGAATCAATGAAAAGTTGATTAATCATTTGTTTAATCAATCTAGATTCAGAACCGATGATCAACTCAGTTGATCTGCTGGTCGCGACTCTACTTGGATCTTCAAAGCTAATCACTCTAGTTATTGATTTTAGATCATTAACCTGTGGTTGGACCACTGATCGTAATTTACTCATCATAGTTTGAGCAATCGCTAGATAGATTGGTAGTTTTGCTAAAGTTTGAAGGTTAGGTATATAACCATTCGTCTGATCAGCCACACCTATAAATTGTTCAAACATCGAATGATTAAAATCATTTGTATATTTGGATAATTTATTTATATTCTTTTCTTGAATCGCCGTTACTGCTTTACGAGTTAGATGCATAAGGAAATCATCCCTATCATCTTTATTCGCTGGCAGCTTCCATTCGATAGGTAATATGTGATTAATGATATAAACAAGTTTATTATCATCATCATCATGTATCCATCGATGGATGGCATCAAGGGATTCTATTCTAGATCTTAAATTCATTCTCTCTTTATGAGTGAATGTTTTAAAATCTTGAATAAAATCAAGAATAAGATCCGGGTAGCTTATTGGAACAGATGGATATATGTTTCGATCAATAAGTGTTCTAATATTCATATATAATATATGATATTTAGTACAGTTATCGATGAAACCTCTACTGGCAATAGGTGAAACCTCAATACCACTTTTAAACCATCTTTTTGCAAACTCATACATTTGATTAGATGAATGACTTTTCATTTCTGAAATGTCGACACCTAATTGGGACATTAGAGATTTGTACTCTTTTGCTACTTGGTCGTTATATATTACTATATCGTCACCTAGGAGTATATACTCCGAAAAGTTATTTATATTACAGCGGTATGCTGCAAAATGAACAACAAGATGATGACATAGTGTAAATACCGCCCATGAAGAATAAGCCCCCATGGGTTGTCCAGTTGCATAGTTCATATATACGGGAATACCCGTTAATGTCTTATGATCTGGTCCATGAGGTTTATAGCTAAATGGGATCGATATTAATATATTCTTCCAAGCTTGCGAAAATTTCGAATCTGTAAGACCCTCTATTAATTTACATTGTAAATCGATAGGAAATCTATCAGTCGCTGCAGATAGGTCAAGGGAATGATATTTGTTATGTCCGATTTCAGTTGGTAAATGGGGATTTTGAGTAAAAGTTCTGTCTTGAGGCATTGATCTAAGCACTTCAAATAAATGAAGATGTAAAGGTCGTAATGCTTCTTGACTGAACCAGTCCAATATTGCTATTGGTCTACTCTTTAATTCCGGATCATTTACAATTGATATCTTTCTAATCGAGTCATCTTGTTTAATTTTCATTAATTTAAAGATGTACATCAATTTAGATTCATCAATTCCAAAGGCATTTCTACATGATACAATATGATCGTATAATTCTTCTCCACCAACAATTCTTATATTATCTATAAGATCTTGAGGTAAGTTGAATACACTTTTCATAGCTGTAAAAGTAGCTAATCCATGAGGCCCTGACTTCGTACTTAACATAGCTGATTCACGTAACCATCTTACTTCATACTTAGCAATTCTATGGAACTTAATAAATTTAGGAATAAATTTACTAAATTCTTCTAGTATTGTGTCGTTGTAGCATTTGGGGTTCGTAATTGATTCAAAGGTAGGAGCGACTATGAAATGTATAGATCGTGTTAATCCCAAAAGGGTTAATACAAATCTAATATTTCTAGTTTTATTACTATCGATGAGTGACTTAAGATACAAAAGTTTCTTAGGAAAACCATCTTTAGTAATACCTATTCTTTCTTTAGTTACCATAATAGGTTGTCCACACATATATCTTGTAATGATTAGTCTATACATTTTGTATAGTTTAATCATATACACGGTACCATGATGGTCATTAACCTTCCACATATCTATAACAAAAGTTTTGATGTAGATTGTGTATTTCGGGATATCACTGAACCAATATTTCGAGATCCAAAGCATGAATTTCGTGCTTGAGGAGGCTTGATTTATTAAGTTTTTATTCATTAACTTGATTAATGGTGATAAAGTAAGGTATTTAGGTATGCATCATTGCTAGATAAATCTAGGGATTTTACAAGTCCTAGGTTTGATATCTGGAAGAATCCAAATAGGTGGGCAGCCCCTTACAAGGCGCCATACTCTCCTAAG